AGAAACTTTGTACACTACTGGATTTTGTTTACCAGGTTTCCGGAAGATGGCATAGTTGGCACCAGGTCGGAATTGATTCATTTCCACAACCTCATATCCCTCGTCTGTGATCATCTGCTCCATGGCGGTCCTCGTGTTGTAGTTCCAGTATCCACGTTTTGCTTCATGTAGATCATAATCATAATGACAGTCGGCGTATTGGATGAAGCAATGCCCCCCGGGTATCAGCACCCTCTTGATGTCGTGCAGATACTGTTGTACGTGCTGTTGTGTAAAGAAAACGAATGTGTCCCAACTGAATACCAAATTGCAACTGCCCTGTGGTATGTTTGAACAATCTGTGTTCCTAGTTGTGTAGAATCTTAGATGTTTCTTTCCAGCTGGTTTGAATCTCCTCTCTACCGTTCGATGTACTTCTGGTAGTATATCCAGGAAGTAATTCAATCTCCATGCCCTGAAATTCTTCGAGAACATTCCTGTCCCTGGTCCTATCTCTAGACTGTTGTAGATGCTGATCCTTGAGAACTGATTAATCTTGGTCTCTATCATCCTGGAAACCAATGGGTCGACAATAGGCTTCAATCGCTTCTGTTCGAGATCCAGCCGGAACCACGCAGGTGTCTTGTCTAGCCTGTCAATGACTTCGTTGTTGTTGGCATCCACTGCCATGGCGAGATCTTTTAGTATCGTTAGATTGGAATCGATTAACTCTCGTAGGTCCTGCTCTTTGACCTTTTCTAGCTTCTCTATCAACAATTTTATTTCTTCTATGCTTAACATAATGTTATTTAGAATTCAAAAAGTTTGTTGAATGTGTTACTGGTTTCTGTGCTTTGAACGTCCCAGTCCAACACACCTATCAAGTTGTCTAATTTTTGGTCTAGTATACCTGTTTCCATGGCATCACCGTCAAATGGCAATTCCTTGAACCACTCCGGGATACGTAATTCGTCTACGGGGTATGCAATACTGGTATATCCTAATGGGTTCTGTTTCAGTTTACACACGATAACTTTCGCACCATCCAGTATTGGCATGGAATACTTGTCACCGTACATGTCCCTGCATCTATTCCAGTTCATGCTGGCCCTGACGTGTCCTGGCATGTTTGCCCTGCCCTTGGCCACTTCCGCCGCTTGGTATTTGGTCATGTTGTTTGCTCTCTTGGGAGATCCTTTCTCCCAACCTGGCATGGCCTTGAACTCTGCTCTGAATTCACTGATCCTGTCCAGCACCTTTTTCTCATCATTGCCTGAAAGCACCATGTACAGTATCTCACTCAAGAAGTCCTGTACGAAAACCGGTGTGTCTGATCTTTTTAAATCAAGTCCCATAGCCTTCATCTTGCCCTCTTTGCCGTCTACGTCTGTTCTCTGGCCTTCCTTGTCATAGTACAGCAGTGCATATCTTTTCTTCGTGATGAACAATCCCTTTGATGCAACAAGTTCTCTACCCGCCGCGATCACTTCTCCCCGTGTGCTTGGTGTGTGGAATGCTTTGGTCATGAATGCTTTGAATGAACTGTTAACTTCGTCTGATATCTTGTCGTACAAGCCCACTACTGAATCCTTTGTCCAAGGTATTAGTCCATCTTTGATCTCTTTCTCCAGCACCTTGTATGCTGAGAAGTACACAGAATCTGTGTCTCCATAAACAACACTCTTACCTTTGTGATCATACTTGCCTGCAACGATCTCATTTACCTTACTGGCCATGTGTTTTGTGATACATCTACCTGACAGTGTAACGGACTGTCCAATCCTCATGTCAAAGAACCTACATCCTGGGTTTAGGATCGCACCATACAGACTGTTCAAGTTGATCTTCTTGACCAACTGTCTCTTGTCCCAATACTCCCTTTCGATTTCGTTGTCTCCACACTCACGCATTTTCCTTTGCATCTCTTGTCTTTCTTCGTACCAACGTTTTAATAATCCTGGAATGATCGCTTCGTACTCGTATGTGAACAGAGTACCATTCGCACTCAACATCCATTTGTTGTTGCCATCAAACACTAGATCGTACAGTTGTGCCGCACTCATCCTGACGCTGGTATCATCTTCCCAATCTATTACAACTTCAGTACCCTTCTCTTGATTCATGACCGCTTGGTACTCCCAACTACCAAACTGTCCATCCCACGATGCCGCGAATGATTTCTTTGCGTGTTTGGCCCTATTGATCTCTGCGGAAGTTATTATAGGTCTTATCTGTCCCACGATTGTTTCTGGTCCCATGTTCAGTGCTCTAATAACACTTGGATACAGTGAGTTGATGTCGATCGATCCTATCCAGTCGTGTATTCCTTTTTGCGGAGTTGCCACATATGCTCCCGCCGCCGACATTGGTTCAGCGTTTTTATCTCTGTATTTCCTACCTGGCACGATCATGCCACGTCTGTGTGTCTCATTCACTATGGCCTGTTCTGTGACCGCAACTGCACCCATTGTGGTCTGTAGTAGCACAGTGTTTTGGTGAGCGATCTCATTCGCAAGTTCTATGAATTTTAATTTCTTTTCAAGTTTGGCCAGCAGTGCTGTGTCCTGTCTGTTGTATTCAATGAACAATCCAAAGTCATTCTTGTAAAGTGCATCTAGTGATCCCTCATACACAGTTTTCTTCTCATCCAGTTCGTGTTCACCTATCGCATCTAATCTGAATGAATGTCTTTCCTCGTATGTGTACTTCCTGTATAGTTCTAATAGATCCAGGTGCACCCTACCAACCAGGTCAAAGCTCAACTGTTCCCTGCCGTATTTCTCAAATATTCTCTTCCTGGGTTTCTCTCCCCAGAAACAAAGGCGTCTTGTGTCATCACTACTCAATACTTTTTGTATTCTACCTACCGTGTATGGGATGTCATAACCTTCACTGTTCCATCCACTTAGGATGTCTGCATCTTCAACCAGTTCCAGGAATGCGTCCAACATGTCTTTCTCTTTCTCAAACAACATACAGTTGGGGAATCTCTCAGTCAGCACTTTTGCGTCCTGCATTGATATTGTCTTCGGCGGTACTGCCAGTGTGACCAATTGGTCTGTCCAGCTCATGTAACAACTTATGGCAGTCACGGGCATGAACGGATCATCTGTTGATGCATAACCCCTCTCAGGATCAAAGTCAACTTCTATGTCAAAGAACATGGTGTTCAGCTTGGGAGTTTCCTTGCCCAGGTAGTTCTCCTCGAGACATCTGAACACAGGATTGATGTCCTGTTCGTAAAGTGTCTTGTTGGATCTTATCCTCTGTTCCTTGATGAAATCTTTCTGTGTGGCACACTGTACTCTTTGCAAAGGAGTGCCGGTCATTGATCTGTGTTTGCCCCTTGCGTCCTCGTAGTAGAAAACATAACGGGCATCGTATTCCACGAACACACGACCCTTCTTGGGATCACGTTCTACAACGTAGATCTTGTCTTCGTCTCTTTTGTATAATGCGTCTATGTAACTCATAAATTAAATTTGTCCTTATTTCTCAAAATAAATTGTTCACCAGTGTGATTGGTATAATGCACCCCATCATCGGGAATGTCCCCCAACTCGTAGGCAAGATTCAACGGAGATTCTCCAATATGACCAGACATGTCTATGTAATCTGGTAGTTTGGACACCGACCCATCAATGGTTGTCATTTTGTTTGGGGGATTGGTATAGTCATAATAACTGCTCCAGTTGTAAGGTATTTTCAGGGTCTTGCATAATTCTATACCTCGAAAGATTTCATGTAAACTTAAATCGTAAGGACCCTTTTCTGATGTGATGTCATACATGTATGCAAAAAGTCTTTTCAGCATATCACAGGCAGGCCAAGATCCATTGCGGCCGCCACCGGCAACCCAATTTCTTCTGTTGGTTTTCCTCTGGAATTCATAATCAGGTATAGTCACTTTGAGGTCAAACGGTAGGTCGATTCTTGATAATCCGGAATATTGTAGATACACGTAATCTGGTATTCCGCCTTCGTCCACATATTCAAATAAACGTGAGGTGATATACCTATTGCCAAATCCGACAGCGGATAGATTTATCCATTCAACGTCTTCAGAACCAAAAAATTTGGAGAACTGCTTATGCAATGGAATACCGTTACTACAACCTATTAAAAGACATTTTTTCATTTTATACTTGTTCCCATTATAAAAATACTTTCATGATTCCTATTACATTCATTATCGTAAACCAACTTGCCAATACTGTGGTCCAGATGATTCTCCTCCTGTAAGAACCTATCGCAAGTGTGATTGATCCAATAAGATATATCGGAAACACTAATGCCATTTTAGGCTCTGGCGAGGTAAAAGTCAAGATACAAGATCCGACTACTGTGAATAGTACCGAAACCAGTTCGTAGTAGAAAGCAGTTTTGTCTGTCCTGTAACTTGTTAACCAAAATGATTTGATTAACTTGTACACTATAATTTGCCTGCGGCTACTAGTATAGATTCCAACACGTCTAGGTCGTCTGTTAGATTCTTATAACTGTCCTTGTGTGCTATTGCGATTGCTTTGTTGATTATTGTGGGTTTGAGCTCAAGCTCTTCTGCTATTGCTTTCACCGTGTCTCTCAATCCACCTTTTAGGTC